CCGCTAATTTAGCACGCATCTGAAACAACGTGGAATCTTGTATAGGCGTCCCATCCACCTTTGTCACATTGTCCAATACGTAGTCGATAACATCAGGTGTTATTCTGTCTAAGCGATAATCACGCAGGGGCGCAAACACAATAGGCTCAATGTACTTGTAGTTACGCAGCGTCCCTTCTTTTACAACCCGCTCCTTCTCCTTCATGAACATCTCAAGGAGATCACTGAAATAGATAGTGGCATCCTGCGTCGGCTTCTGCCCTGCTTGCACACGCAGCTCAGCCACGCGGCGCATCAATTCTGTTTTTGTCTTTGCGGTGACAGACCGCCGCTTCTGCTTTCCATCTACACCAACGCCAAGTGTTATTGTCATTTTTAGGTTACCATTAGGCATCTTCGTGATCGACCCTTCGCCTTTTGGTCTACGCTGCGATTTCATAGCACATACCTCCCAGAGTTGAAAATTTGAAAATAAATTTACGCCCATATATATTTCACCTGCTCCGCGCGTGTCCCCCGTGTGCGCGTCTTTGAGGGCTCAGCCGTCCGGCAGCCCGGCAGCGACCAAAAGCCTTCCAAAACGCGCCCGCACACACCTACGCGCGTTATCGAAGCCACCTGCAAGCGATCTCATCACATCCGGCAGCTTGCCTACGATCAACGCGCGGGTACGCATAGGCACGCATAGGCGCACGCGTATTATGGTATAATCATCTTAATGCTTGTGTGTCTAAGCGTCAAGGCGTCTATAGGTGCTTATGATAAGCGCTTTATTTGTTTGTCTTGTAAAATAATTTTTGTCTGAATACTTTAGTTAAGTAAAGCGTGAAAGTATTGGGAAAGTCAAGTGGAAATTTCGTCAATTTTTTCGAACAGATGCGTTCTATTTTGTGCGTCCATACCAGCATCGGCGTTCATTTTTGCGAACAGACGTGTTTTATTTTTGCGATCATAAGTTTTGTTTATGATGAAATAGTCTGATAATAGATTTTGCTTATATCTGTGGCGTCGAATTTGAAAAATCTCATCTGTTCATAAAACATAGCAAACTAGTATGTATTATATGACTTAACGCAAACGCAAACGCAACAATGCAGCAGCCACAAGACACAAGCGCGACGCCTGAACGCAAGCGCGACGCGTCTCCATGCCGATCACAAGGCAGCACACCGGCACGATCACGCGGGCACCGGGCACATGGAGACACAAAAAATGACCTATGACCTATAGAGGCAGCGCGTCACGTTGTGGTATTATGAGAGCAGAATAAACATAGAGGAAGGAGACAAAAAGGACATGAGAGGCTTTCAGACACACATAACAGGCGAACAGTTAGCTATTTGTGGCATGTTTTGCATTAGTTCACTCGTTGTAGGATACCTTTTTTTTGATATAGAGGATTTATCTTTTTTTGAGCGCCTCTTATTCAGTTTTCTTGTACCTTTTTGTTTCTTCCTATTAGCTAATTTAACACGAGGCGATGAATAAAAACTACATATAAGGCGAAAAAGAAAAGCCCTGCATGATCTCACTTGTGCAAGGGCTTTTTTGTTGTGTCTTTACCGCGACGCGTTCGCGGCCTCTTTTTTGTCTAGCCACTCAATAATCATATTGCGTACTATCGCCGACGAATTGTATCCCTTAGACTTGCAAAAAGACATAAATCTTTCTTTTGTCTCCTTGTCAATCCGTATTTGATAATACACTTCTTTTTCTCTCTCTTCCTTCTCCATTTTATCACCTCCTAAACGTCTACAAGCATTATAACATAAGGCGTGGTGACGTGTCACGAAAAATCATGAAAAAATTTTTGGGAAAAGGTATTGACACGTTGTGACGCGTTGTGATATTATACAGTCACAGGCAAGGGGATAGCGCAACCGCCTACCCCTGAACCGAAAAAATTTTAATCTTCTACGTAGTGACAAATCACTACATACAAGGAGGAGCTACATCATGAAAAACACAAAAGCATCTGCCACTACCTATCAAGAATATTTGGAGCAGCGCGAAAAGGAGCTGCAAGAAGAGGTTGAGTTTTGGCACAGTGCATGGAAGGACACGAGAGCCGAAAACGCTGCCTTGAACGCCCGTATCGCCGAACTGGAAAAGCTCGCGCTCTATCTTGACAAGCAGAGCGACGCAAAAACGGCTCTCATCGGTCAAATCATCGACGACCTTGCGAAAGCAGAGGACGAAAACGAGGCTCTGAAAGCAGAAAACGCGCTGCTTGTACAGAAAGCTGCCACATGGCAGACGTGGTACAAGAACCTCAACGAATCTTATCGCCACTTCTTCACCGAATGGGACATTGTTCCTAAAAACTGAGCACCTAGCATGAAGGAGAAAATACCATGAACACGATCACAGTCACCACGGAATATCAGGGTTTTTGGCAGCTTTTTGAAGCGTCATGGGCGGGGGCGATTGAAGTCCTGGACGCCGTCTATGAAGCCGGCCGCACCGATGAAGCTATGGAATGTATCGCCGAATATGCCGAAATGGTGCAGGAGAGCACCGGCGCACCTCCTAGCGACACAGAGATCAACGATTTCATCTGGTTTTCGTTGACAGATGAAATGAATCTGGACGACGACGAGTAAATCCCTTGTTGTCTATCGCTAGGGCGGTACAGCGGTATCGTCCTAGTGACTGAAGGAGGCACATCATGAAAAAGTACAGTGAAGATTTTCTGAAGTACGGGCATATTGGGACGTACTACGGCGGTAGTGCATTCGTAGGCCTGAAGGTGTTTTCCGTTGACGAGAGCGATGAGAGAATCCGCTTCATGTGGTTCTACGACGGCAAGCCGGATAGTCGCATGACGACGGCGGCGATCAAATACACCGGGGCGGGGCGCCCCTACTTCATGACGCGCGGTCAACGCGTGCACCTTGACGAGATTACACGTGAATTTAGCAGGTAGGAGGTACATCAGAGCCTGAAAGCGTCCTAGGGTGTGCCATGACACTCATGGTAGCGGTTTTTGGACGCTTTCGCTCTCATAGGCGATTTGATCGTTGTTTGTCTATCCCGTAGAATACGGGTACAGACATTCTAGGAATAGATGTTCTAGTTTATAGGAGGTACGCGCTATGTATACACAAGAAGAGCTTCAGAAAGCCGCCGAACGCCTAGCAGCAGCCGGCACGCCCTATTTGGGAAAAACCCTCTATGAAGGGAAGAAGCACAAGGTTGTCGTTCTGTCTTGGTTCTACGCGCATAAAGAGCGCGGGCTTGCCTATCTTGTGCAAGATGTGAACCCGACAAAGCCCGCGTGGAGCTGGGAACAAAAAAGCGCCTCACCCTTCTTTCTCTCCAACGTGGAGACAGGCGAATCAGAGGCCTTGCAGGACTATATCGAAAAAGTCCTTCCCTGCAAGATTGAACACTGGGAAGGCACAAGGAAATAGGAGGTACGCGCTATGAATAAGACATACGAATTTTCACAGGGTATTATCCGCGTCGTGCGCGTGGTATTCCGCGACGGGCGCCCTAGCGGCAAATGTGCCCGCGTTGGCACCGATACCGTTCGCGTTATCCTTGAAGGGGATTCGGCGTGGGTTGAAGGGGATAAGGGACGCAAGAAGATTCACGTCGTCCCAACGCAGCAGGGAGATACGAGCCTTTTGAAGGCGCGGGGGCGCACACTGATCGTTGGCGGTATCGTTCAGGACGGCACACGCCGAATCCTGAAGGGTGTAGAAGCCCTAGTCGCCTTCATGGAAGGGGAAGGCACGCGGAACCCACTAATAAGCGTGGACGATATAGAACGCGCTGCATTCTTCCTTGCAAGAAACGCAAAAGTGCGTAACGACCTGCTATCAATGCAGGAGGAAATGAAGGCTCTCATGTCCCGCCCTGACTTTGAGTATGGCAAGGATTACACAGAGCTTTTCACACAGAACATCCCGTTCTAATCTTTGTTGTCTTTCGCCGGGGCGACGCGGTGTCGTCGCCCTAGCAGAATTAAGGAGGAGTTACATCATGAAAAAGAACGAGTTCACCGCCCTTGAAAAAGACGTATTGTCCCGCATGTTGGACAATCTTTTCACGGTAGAAGGGCGCACCGTGGAGATCAATGAACTGCCATTCACACTGTTTGAATGTGAAGCTATCGACGGCTCTATGACGTGCAGCACCAAGGCAGCGAATGAGTGGATTGGCAAGCACATCGGCGACATTTCGGATATTGTCGGCGACTTGTCGGATACGTATGACTTGCGCCTTGAGGTGTTAGAGGACACAGAAAAATTCATGGTGATCGTTGCGCTGTTTGTCGCGCAAGACCTTGTCTTTAAGCTGAATACGTTCCGTCCCTTCATTGACTGGGATAACGAGGATAACGAGCCGCCGGATACGATCACGTTCGACGAGGTGACGACCAACGCTCTCACGGATGAGATCACGGCGATCATCGGCTAGGAGTAATTAGAACAGGTTTTCTAGGAAAGGAGGTGATGCCATTAGCTCTATATTTTATATCCATTAATTAGAACGTATGTACTAAACATATAGGTGGGACACAAGAAAAGGGAAGAACTGATAGACAAACAGATGTTTGAAAGGAGACAAACAGCATGGAGGACTACCAAGCATATAAAGCCAAGTACGGCGACTTATTCGATGCTCAAATCCTGCTGGAAGATGAAGCCAAGAGCATGGCAGAGGAGCGGATGCGCCTAGCACTGGAAGAAGTCCGGCGCAATGGTGAAGCAGGAGAGGGGAAGTTAGCAGGACGCTTTATTGAAAGTGCATGGCAGACCTGCCGGGCAAACATCCGCGCGCTACTTGCTAGTGCTTCTAAGCCTAATAAAACAATCCAAGGCCTCTGGGTTGCGCCGATGAAAGACCTTATCCGCATCTACCAAGGCAAAACAGAGGAGCTTGAAAACCTGCTTGTCTTAACAAGTCTAAGCGTCACGATTAGCATGGTCATGTTTCCTAGTGCCCCTTACAAGAAAACCGTATCCAATATTGCGGGGCTGATCGGGAATGCAATCAGACAGGAAGCAGAGCTAGAATCCTTTTTTGTCTGGTCGGCGACACAAGGAGACGTAAAAGATAGCTGGCTGAGAAACTCAATGGATAAGGGCATCTCAAAGCGTGTGCGCTCCTCTTATCGCATCGCATACGCGGTGCATCGGATGCACGCGCAAGGCTATAGCGGGCTGAAATGGGACAAGCAGAGCTGCGTCGCATTCGGGGCTAAAATCCTTGAAATGGTTATCAAGGGAAGCGCCTACTTTGAGATGGTCGATCAATACATCGACAAAAAGAAAATCACAAGTCTCGTAGCTAGTGAGTGGTTTGAAAAGGCATGGGAAAACAATGAAAATCGTCTAGTAGATACAGCGATAAAGTACACGCCGACGATTATCCCGCCTAAACCGTGGACGACGCCCTATGATGGCGGCTACTACGGGGCGGCTACGCTAGGCGTGAACCTTATTCGCCTGAAAGAAGTCGTGCAGACAAAAGAGCTGAGAGAGTACACGCGTAAGCTGGGCGCGGTAGACCTATCGAGCATCTACAACGTACTCAACCGTATGCAGGAGACGCCTTTTATCATCAACAAGCGCATCCTGCAAGTCCTGAAAGAGATATACGCGAGCGGGGGCGAGCTGGGGGGCGTTCCTAGGACATCACCGTATGCAACGCTGCCAAAGCTGCCGGATGATGTGGATATGGATGTGCTAAAAGAACACAAGAGAAAGCAAGTAGCTATACACTTGCAGGAATCGGCACGAAAGAGCCGCGCATTACGCGCCTACATCGCCTTACAGACAGCCGAAAAATTCGCTCAGTACGAGAAGATTTACTTCCCGTGGAACATCGACTATAGAGGCAGATGTTATCCCATCCCGACGGCGATAAGCCCGCAAGGGGACGACATACAAAAAGCCTTGCTGCTGTTTGCAGAGCCGGCGCCGCTGGCGTCGGATGCAGACACAAAATGGTTAGCCATTCATGGCGCGAACCTTGCCGGACGTGACAAGCTGCCATTCGCGGGGCGCGTCGCATGGATAGAGGAGCACGAGGAGCAGATCAAGGCAAGCGCAGCCGACCCGCTTAGCTATACATGGTGGAGCGAGGTCGCGAAGAATGATTACCCGATGGAATTTCTTGCTTTTTGTCTTGAATGGACGCGCCTCTGCGCGTACAAGGAGGAGCACGGAACAGCCGTCGGATTCGTGACTGGGCTGCCGATTGCGTTCGACGGGACATGTTCCGGCTTGCAACATTTTTCAGGACTGCTCAGAGACGAGATCGGCGGCGCAGCTGTCAATCTCCTACCAAGTGACAATGTGCAGGATATTTATAGCATCGTTGCGGACAAGGTAAATACAGTGCTGCTCAAAGACGCGCAGAGTGGCACAGCAGACGAATATAAATATGACAAACAAGGGAATGTTGTCAACGACCAAGAGGGCAAGCCGCGCATCGTCTACGGGACAAAAATCTTGGCGCAGAACTGGGTGTCCTTTAACAGACTAAAGTATTCCCAAGACGGCATCACTCGTAAGGTGTGCAAAAGGAGTGTCATGACGCTTGCCTATGGCAGCAAGATCTTCGGATTCAAGGAGAACCTACTGAGTGACATCATCAAACCTTTTGTCTTAGACCATCCAGACGAGAACCCCTTTGTGTCTCCAATCCAAGCGGCGACATACATGGCACGCCTCATCTGGGACGCCGTTGGGACGACGGTAGTTAAGGCGGTAGAGGGCATGGCGTGGCTGCAAAAAGTAGCAGAGCTCATCTGCAAAGAGGGGCATGTTGTCACATGGACGACACCGAACGGCTTGCCTGTGCAGCAGAACTATATGTGTCTCACGCAGGAAGTGATGAAGCTGCGGTTCAACCGTGCCCGTGTGAGATTTTACACGCAAGTCGAACAAGAAGGAGTGGTAGACACAAGGAGACAGGCGCAGGGCATCTCCCCGAACTTTATTCACAGCATGGACGCAGCGCATCTACAGCGTGTCGTCAATGCAGAGTATAGCAAAGGGAACGCAAACTTCATGATGATTCATGACAGTTTCGGGACGGATGCAGCACACGCCGGGCAGCTTTTCAAGACCATCCGCGAGGAGTTCGTAGGGCTCTACAAAGACCAGAACTACCTTCAGGACTTCTTGGCGCAGGTTAGCTATCTCATCAACGACGACGATATGGATAAGATTCCAAAGATTCCTAGTTTTGGGATACTTGACCTTGAAGAAGTCAAGAAGTCGGACTTCTGTTTTGCATAAGACAAACAAAGAAAAGGAGAACAGCATCATGACAAACGAAATCATCACCATCAACCACAACGGGCAGATCGTTGTATCTAGCCGTGACGTAGCCGAGAAATTTGAGAAGCGTCACGCCGATGTACTAGATGCACTACGAGATATTCTGAAAACGGAAAATTCCGCTCTCTCAACTATGTACTTTGAGAACACCTATAAGACCGAGGGCAACAACAAGACATACCCCGAATACCTTATGACGCGTGACGGCTTCTCCCTCCTTGCCATGAGCTTCACAGGAGCAAAAGCCCTTCAGTGGAAAATCGCCTACATCAACGCATTCAACCGCATGGAGGCAGAGCTGAAAAAGACACAACCCTCCTACCTTCTCGACGACCCAATCGCCCGCGCCGAACGTTGGATAGAGGAGCAGCGCGAGAAGAAAGCTGCGCTCCTTGCACTGGAAGAAGCCAAGCCAAAAGTCGAAACCTACGACAAACTCATCAGCTTCAAAGGCTACGTCGGGCTGCGGGAAATGGCGAAAATGCTGGGTTACCCCGTCAATAAAATGGGTGCATTCGTATGCGAGATCAAGATGTGCTACAAAGAGAACGGCGTCTACTACCCCTATGCAGAGTTCAGCAACAAGGGCTTATGCGTCGGTAAGTGGCATCGTGCCAAGTGGGGCAGTCAGGGCAACATGAAAACCGTATTCAGCCTTGAAGGCGTAGACTACGTACGCAGAGCCTTGAAGCGTATCGGGTGGAAGCCGAACAAAAAGTAAAGAATAAAGACACAAAAAGAGCAGGGCTTACGTCCTGCTTTTCTTGCTATTTGACATTTTGACTAATAGAAAAATCGAAAACCCCGCAGCCTTAGAGCCACAAGGGATTCCGCAGGTGGGACAGGAGAAAGAGGAAGAAAACGCTTAGACAGACTATAGACATCCTAAAGACTGCTTATAGACTGCCTATAGACATACTACGTTTACGCTCTCTAAAAACATAAAACCTAAAGACTTATATAAATAATATATATATATATACTATAGGCTCTTATATAAAACTATAGGTTTTGTGTCTTTCAGCAGCGAAGCTGCGCCTTATCTTTAACCAAGTCTTTCGGCCGTCATTGACGGCTTATTTTTTTTTGTCTTACCGAAAGGAGAATCACGTATGCCCAAACCGAGAACACCCATCAGCCTAGGCGTCAAACGCCTCCATCCCGATGCCATCCTGCCCGAGCGCAAGACAGAAGGCGCAGCTTGCTTTGACCTATGTGCCTTGGAGGACGCCTACATCCCGCCGATCAACGCACAGGAGAGCGCACACCTCGTACGCACAGGCCTTGCTTTTGACATTCCTCAGGGATACCACATCAGCATCTACCTGCGCTCATCCACCGGACTGTATACCAAGCTGCGTCTTGCCAACCAGACGGGCATCATCGACAGCGACTATCGCGGCGAAGTCCAGCTCATCGTGGAGAATCTAGGGCGCACACCCATCCGCATCGCCAAGGGCGCACGCATCGCCCAGTTCCTTATCGAGCGTGACCTGCCCGTCACCATCACCGAGGTTCAGACACTCAGCGAAACAGCGCGCGGCGCAGCACCATCGGGCAGCACAGGGAGGGACATCTGATATGGCAGCTTATGACGAGCACTACAAGGGCGCAGTACAACCCATCGAGCTCATGCGGGCACAGATGAGCAAGGAAGAGTTCATGGGCTTCCTGCGCGGCAACATCATCAAGTACGCATCGCGGTGCGGAAAGAAAGACGGCATCATCAAGGAGACAGCAAAGCTCCTTCAGTACGCCGTGTGGCTGCACCAGACCGCCAAAAACGAGAAGCTCAAAATCGACTAAAACAATACACTGGTTCGCTATTCTTTTGTCTCCTGAGGGCAAAGCCCGCTACGCCTAGAGCCACAAGGGATTCCGCAGGTGGGACAGGAGAAAGAGGAAGAAAACGCCTCTCGCGAATCAATAATCCAACCAACCACAGAAAGGACAAACACATCATGGCAAAGACAACCTACCGCAAAGGCACGACCGCCGTCGGCACATTCAACTTCCCGCACCTCTTGGATACCGAGCAGTTCCAAGGCAAGGACACGGGGCGATTCGCCGTCTCCTTCGCACCGGACGACGACAAGGAACGTCAGCGGCTCCTTGCAGAGATCGACGAGGAGTGGCAGAAGTACAAAGAATCCGACGAGGGCAAGAAGCACAAGTACAAGTACGACTACGCCAACGGCACGACCACGTACAAGGACGAGGAGTTCTTCAAGTACAAAATGACCCGCAGCATCAACACGCGCAATCGCGGCGAGTGGGTACGCCGTGTGCCCCTCTTCGACGCAGCAGGGCATGAGATTGGCGCAGAGCTCAAAAGCATCGGCAGCGGCACGCGTGGGCGCGTCGCCTACGAACTTGTACCCTTCTACATGAACGACAAGAACTACGGCATCAGCCTCCGGCTCACAGGCGTGCAGATCACCGACCTCAAAGAGAGCGCGACGGCATCGGCATCCTCCCTTGGCTTCGGCGAGGAGGAGGGCTACATCTTCAGTCCGCAGGAGGACAGCAGTACCACCCTTGACGTGTCGGACATCGGCGAGGAGGAGTTCTGAGAGGGCTGCGTGGGGGGCGGTACAGCTATCGCCCATCCCACGGACATCGCTCGGGACTGGAGGACAACATCGCCGCGCAGATCAAGGCACAGGGTTGCGCCGAGGTCTACGAACAGCGACAGATACAGTACACCGTCCCTGCGAGCGAGCACATCTACACGCCCGACTTCATCCTGCCCAACGGCATCATCATCGAGGCAAAGGGACTATTTGAACTGAGCGACCGCAAAAAGCACCTGCTCATCAAAGACCAGTACCCGCACCTTGACATACGTTTTGTCTTTCAGAATCCGAAGCACAAACTCTACAAAGGCAGCACTACGACATACGCGGACTGGTGTAACAAGCATGGCTTTGAGTACGCCACAAAACTCATCCCCGCGTCGTGGTTCAAAGCCCGAAAGAAAGACACCACCGGACTGATCGTCAAAGCAAAGAAAGAGAAGTGATACACATGTTGACATTCAAGGAGCGTGATGCAACCACAGGAATCCGCGTCGCATATACCAAGGCAGACATCCCGCTCAAAGAGTACACCAAACACGTCATGCGGCAGGGATGGTTCAGCGTCGGCTACCACTACCTTATTCACCCCGACGGGCGCATGGAGATTGGCATCCCCGCATCCCAGCACGCAGACCCCGCCATTGACGGCTGGCAGGACAGCGTATGCGTCCTCCTCATGGGCGTTGCAGACGGCGAGCGCACCGCCTTGCAGCGGGCAGCTTTAGACGCGCTCAGCCGCGAGCACGGCATCCCCGTAGAGGCAGATACATGATCGCCCACCTCCCGTGCCCAGATTGCGGGAGCAGCGACGGCATGACCGACTATGGCGACCACACCTACTGCTTTGTCTGTGAGAAATGGACAAAGACAGGGGAGAGCGAAAGGAGAATTGCGTTGCACAAAGACCTCATCCCGATGGGCGACATGGAATATCGCGCCCTCAGAGCACGCGGCATCCACGAGGACACATGTCGTAAATACCGCTACACATGCAGCAAAGACACGAACGGCAGCCCCATCCAAGTCGCAGAATACGTCGGTGACGATGGGCGCGTCCTCTTCCAGAAAACCCGTGACAAAGACAAAAACTTTTGTGTCTTAGGCGCGAAAGCGCATCGATTCTTCGGGCAAAACCTCTACCCCAGTGGCAAGAAACTCATCGTCACCGAGGGCGAGATCGACTGCCTCACCGTCTCACAGGTGCAGGACAACAAATACCCTGTTGTCTCCATCCCGTTCGGCTGCCAAAGCGCACACAAAGTATTCAAAGAAAACCTTGACTGGCTGCTTGGCTTCGAGGAAGTCATCGTCATGTTCGATAGCGACGAGGCGGGGCAGAAAGCCCTCGAAAAACTCAGCGGTATCCTGCCCCTTGGGCGTATGAAAGTCGCCCGCCTCCCGCTCAAAGACCCAAACGAATGCTTGCTTTCCGGACACCCGGACTACATCATCCGCGCCATCTGGAACGCCGACGACTACCGCCCGGACGGCATCATGAACGCCAAAGACATGCAGGACATCCTGCTCAAAGAGGGCGACGACCTAAAGGGTTACGAGTTCCCATGGGCAGACGACCTCACGCGGCGCACACAGGGCATACGGAAAGGCGAAATGCTCCTGCTCACAGCGGGCAGCGGCATCGGCAAATCCACTATCGCCCGCGATCTTGCCTACACCTTGCACATGAGAGATCACCTGCGCGTCGGCATGGTAATGCTCGAAGAAAGCCCAAAGAAAACCCTGCGCGACCTCATGAGCATCCACCTCAGCCGTCCCCTCCACCTCATGTGGAACGACAAAACAAAGGCAGAGGTCAAAGAGCACTATGGCGAGGTATTCGGTGACGGGGGCTTCCTCCTCTACGACCATTTCGGCAGCATCGAGAGTAACAGACTGCTAGACAAAATCCGCTACATGATCGTCGCAGGAGGATGCGACTTTGTTGTCTTAGACCACATCACCATCGCCGTCACCACCATGGAGGACGGCAAGGGCGACGAACGCAGCACCATCGACCGCCTCATGACCGCCCTGCGCAGCCTCGTAGAGGAGACAGGCGCAGGACTTATCATCATCTCCCACCTCAGAAAAACCGACAGCAAAAGCTGCCCCTTCGAGCAGGGTGGGAGCATCAGCATGGACGACCTCAGAGGGAGCGGCAGCCTAAAACAGCTCCCCGACACCATCATCGCTGCCGAGCGCAACCAACAGGCAGAGGACGAGGGAGGGCGCAACAAACTGCGCTTGCGCTTGCTCAAATGCAGATTCACAGGCGAGACAGGTCTTGCCGACGCCATCCGCTTTGACAAAAAGACCAACCGCCTCCATCCCGTTGACCCGCTCGACACCACAGACACAAAAGGAGAGGAGGACGCATGTCCATTCTAGTCCCGATTGCCTCCACAGGCATCACATTCAGCGAAATCCCAGATCACACCGCCTACTACTTTGAGATAGGCAGCTGTACGAAATTCTGCCCTTGTTGTCACAGCCCGCACCTTCGCAACTGCATGGCACCGAACACACCGCTCAGCGTCATGGAGACAAAAGCAGAGAACGCAGCAGAGCAAGGCGCAGACGCCATCCTGCTCATGGGAGGGACAACCAATCGACTGCATGAGAGCGACATCATACAGATACTTCGCCGTCTCAGTGTTATCCTCCCTGTTTGTCTTTATTCTGGCAGCGATGATGCGGAGCGTGACCGCTACCTTGCAGAGCGAGGCAACGCCACATGGCTCAAAACAGGCAGCTACAAAGCAGAGCTTGGAGGGCTCACCAGCCCCACAACCAACCAACGCTTTTACCACATCGACTATCGCTATGCCAAAGATCACAGCGGCGTCTACACAGGCACCGAGGCGGTATTCACAGATCTCACACATCTCTTTCAGAAAGGAGACACATGAAGAACATCCCACAAGACATCATCGACAACCGTCTCGGCTTCATCGACAGCTACATCGCCGCGCAGAACGCCGCGAGCGGCAGCGAGGTAGACAGCAACGCCAACGTCACACACAAGACACTGGCAACGCTCGAAGCTGAGTTATACAAACCGCTCACCATCGAACTGAACCGAGCAAAGGTATGCGCCAAGCTCACCGAGCGATTCGGCACGGACGTTGCCGAGGAATACCGCAAAGACCTCAAAGACCACCTGATCTACGTCCACGACGAGAGCAGCCTCAAACCCTACTGCGCCTCCATCTCCCTCTATCCCTTCCTCTTGGAGGGCACCAAGAGCGTCGGCGGCGTCTCGGGCGCACCGAAGAACCTGCAGAGCTTCTGCGGCGGCTTCGTGAATCTCGTCTATCAGATTGCCAGTAATTTCGCGGGGGCAGTCGCAACGGTAGAATTCCTTCACATGTTCGACTACTTCGCCCGCAAGACCTACGGCAAGGACTACCTCAAGACGCATCCGCACGACATCGAGCAGGAACTTCAGGGCGTCGTCTATGCGCTCAACCAGCCCGCCAGTGCGCGTGGAGATCAATCCGTATTCTGGAACATCAGCGTCTTTGACAAACCCTACATGGAGGAAATGTTCGGGGGATTCTACTACCCTGATGGCACACAGGTCGATATGCAGAGCGTCCGCGCCTTGCAGCTTTACTTCATGGAGTGGTTCAGGAAGGAAAGACACAAGGAGCTGCTCACCTTCCCCGTCCTCACCGCAAGCCTCCTCACCACGAAGGATGGCTTTGCCGACCCTGAGTTCCGCGACTACTGCGCAGAGCAGATGAGCAAGGGGCACAGCTTTTTTGTCTATATGAGTGACAGCGTGGACAGCCTTGCGTCCTGCTGCCGCCTTCGCAACGAGCTTGCCGACAACACTTTCAGCTACACACTTGGCGCGGGCGGCGTCGTCACAGGAAGTGCACAGGTTATCACCATCAACATGCACCGCTACGGAAAAGACAATGACACATGGTCGGAACTAAAAAACCTCATCGACCGCGTGCACAAGTACCTCATCGCCTCCCGTATGGTCTACGAGGACTACATCGCGGCGGGGCTGTTACCTGCCTACACAGCGGGCTACATGGACATTGACAAGCAGTTCCTCACCCTAGGACTGAACGGCGTCGTAGAGGATGCGGAGTACCTAGGCTATACCATCGGCAACAACAGCAACTATAAAGCGTTTCTTGCCAAGATGCTCGCCATCTTCAAGGCAAAGAACAAAGAAGCTCTCGCCAAGTACGGCATCCGCTTCAACACCGAGTTCGTCCCTGCGGAGAACCTCGGCGTCAAAAACGCCAAATGGGACAGAGAGGCAGGATTCCCCGCCCAGCGCGACTGCTACAACTCCTACTTCTACCGCGTGGAGGATGAGAGCCTCACACCGCTCGACAAGATCGAGATGTATGGGAAGGAGATCACCGACCACCTCGACGGCGGCAGCGCACTTCACCTCAACCTTGAGCAACTCCTCACCTTCACACAGGCAAAGCACCTCTTTGACCTCTGCCGGAAGAACGGTGTCCCTTATTGGACAACCAACGTACTTTGCACCATCTGCGACAAGTGTGGAACGATTGACCCCGTGACGCGCAAGCAGTGTAAGACCTGCGGCAACACAGACCTTGACTACGGAACACGCATCATCGGCTACCTGCGGCGTCTCAGCAGCTTCTCCGACGGCAGACAGAAAGAAGCCGACAGACGCTACTACAGCTAAGACAAACAAAGAAAGGAAATGCGATATGTTAATCCTCATCACCCTCTGCGAAAAGATTTGTCTCCTCCTCATCTCCCTCTATGAACAGGTGAATGACCTGCGTATGGGCTACATTCGCCGCGCCATCGCCTTGCGTCGTTGGGAACTTGAGCGCATCGACAAAACCGACAGTGCCCTGAACCAGAAGCGCATCGACATCGAGTATGAGATTTCCAAATTGACCCGACGCTTCACGAAAGTGTGACATCATGCTCATCTTTGACATTGAGACAGACGGCCTTCTGGATGGCACCACGCGGATTCACTGTATGGCAGTCCACGACACCGCGACAGGCAAGACCGTTGGCTTTGACCCGTCCACCATCGAAAATGGCGTGCGCCTTCTCATGGACGAACTTGCACAGGGCAACACGCTATGCGGACACAACATCATCGCCTTTGACATCCCTGCGCTGTCTAAAGTCTATCCCAACTTTATTGTCTCCCGCGAGCAGCGCGAGCAGATCGTAGACACACTTGTCCTCAGTCGTCTCATCTACAGCAACCTCGACACCATCGACCTTGGATTGATGCGGAGCGACCGCCTCCCTCGGCGACTGTATAAGTCCCACAGCCTACGTGCATGGGGCTATCGCCTCGGCGAGTACAAGGGCGACTATGGTGAGCAGGAGGGCGCATGGGAACACTACACACCTGAGATGTTCGACTATTGCAAACAGGATGTAAAAGTCACCGTGAAACTCATGGAGCGTCTTATGAGGGCAGCATACAGCGAACACGCCATCCGCTTGGAGCACGACGTTCAGTGGCTCATGGCACAGCAGGAACGCAACGGCTTCCCCTTTGACAAAGAGGGAGCAGAGCGTCTTGAGTGCACCTTGCGGGAGCGACAGGCCGTGCTCAGCGCACAGCTCACCGCAGCCGTCCCGCCCATCCCCGACAAACTCTTTATTCCAAAGAGAGACAACAAAAAATTGGGCTACAAAAAGGGCGTGCCCATACAGCGGTACAAAGACTTCAACCCCAACAGCAGGAAGCAGATCGAGTACATCTTTCGCCGGATGCACGGCTACAGTCCTGCGAATCCCGACCTCTACGACGTGGAGGATGATGTGGAGAACTACCTAGACTATCGCCTCAAGATCGACGATGAGACATTCCGCTTCATCAAGGACGACGAGACCGCCCCCGAGGAAGTACGTTATCTTGCGGGCATCATGGAAGAAAGCCTTCTCATCACCAAACGCCTTGGGCAGATCGCCGACGGGATGAACGCGTGGCTAAAGGAAGTAAAGCCCGATGGACGCATCCACGGACACGTCATCACGAATGGCACGGTCAGCGGCAGAGCCGCCCATGCCAGTCCCAACGTCGCCCAAGTCCCCGCCGTAGGCAGTCCCTATGGCAAGGAGTGTCGTGCCCTCTTCTATGCAGGGGGATGGACACAGGTCGGCGTCGATGCGTGCGGATTGGAGCTCCGATGCCTTGCCCACTATATGTCAAAATATGACGGCGGGAAGTACGCTCATACCATCCTCAACGGCGACATCCACACCATGAACCAACAGGCAGCAGGATTGCCCGAGCGGAATCAGGCAAAGACCTTTATCTACGCCTTTTTGTATGGCGCAGGAGACGCCAAGATCGGACGCATCATCAAGGGGGGCGCCGCCGACGGAAAAGCCATCAAGCGCAAATTCCTCAAGGCAACACCCGCCATCAAATGCCTCCGCGACGCTGTGCAGAACACCTTGGTAGAGACAGAGCGCGGCAAAGTCGTGCATTGGAAACGCCATTACCTGCGTGGACTTGACGGGCGGATTCTCCATGTACGCAGCCCGCACAGTGCGCTCAACCTGCTCCTACAATCCGCAGGTGCAATTATCTGCAAACAGTGGATTGTCCTCACCGACCAGATGCTCTACGAGCAGGGCTTACGTCATGGTTGGGACGGCGACTATGCCTTCATGGCGTGGATACACGACGAATTTCAGTGCGCTTGCCGCACCAAGGAAATCGCAGAACTTGTTGTCTCCACGGCGCAAGCCGCCATGCGAAAGACACAAGAGATATTGGGTTTTCGGATGCAGCTCGACACCGAAGGCAAGATTGGAAAGAACTGGGCAGACTGTCATTAGGAAGGATGATTTATGACAATAGAGACATATCGAAAAGCTGAGTTTATTTTAGATGAAATCTCCAATGTGAAGGACATCCAAAATGCCTTACACACTTCCACCACTTATATAGTAGGTAAGGAGGTACGAGGTTTTTTAACAGATGATTTTCACATCTTAATAAATGAGGCTTGCCAAGCTAAACTGAAAGATCTTGAAGCTCAATTTTCTGCGTTATGAAAGGAACATGCACATGATTAAACGCGAATTGCGCTGCCCGCGCTGCGGCAAAACACTCCTACGCCTCTATGGCACAGCCCTGCGCCGTGTTGAGTGCACCTGCGGCTATCCCGTAGACCTCAAGACAAAAGAGCATGGGGAGGAGGTACGCCGCCGTGCCAAAGGTTAAACTCATCGCCAGCACACCTGAACCGCTGAGCGTCATCAAGACCGCCATCAGCCAGTGCTACCAGAAAGAGGCGACCGACGCCACCGTAAAGCACATCCTCAAGGCAGGGCATCTTTCTGTCTTAGAGCACGCCAGTGCCAGCTTCCATGTGACGTGCAGCCTCACCGTCCTCTTACAGCTGACGCGGCATCGCCACCTCTCCTTCACCGTGGAGAGCAGCAGAGGAAGCACACTTTCTGGGGTGGCGCGTAGTTATATTGATCGCATCGACCACTACAATCAGCAGACCATGACATTCTACAACGAGATGATTGCCGACGGCATTCGTCCAGAGGACGCTGCGTATGTCCTACCCAAGGCTGCTCTCTATCGCTTCGTCGTCACAGGAAACTTTCGGGCATGGTATGAATACCTCCCCAAACGCCTGTGCAAGCGAGCGAGTAAAGAACACCAGAAACTTGCACAGCTGCTGCATAACGAGCTGTGTCTCCTCTGCCCTGAAATCTTTTGTCATGTCAAAGCAAACTGCGCCATGTGCAACGAAAGGAGCTGCGACTACCATGCCTGAGACACCTGATTACAACAGCACCTACGAACCCGAGGCGAACGCCGCCCGCTATGGGATGCGCGTCAACCCCAAGACATACCATGTGATGTCAACCCTTGAAAAACTGGGCATGAACCAGACGCGCTTCGGTGCGCCTTACTGCCCTTGCTTGCCAACCCACAGTGAGGACACCATCTGCCCTTGCCGCTACATGCGCGAAATGAAAGCATGCCGCTGCGGGCTCTACGTCAGAAAGGACGATGTAAAATGAAAATGCACGGAATCTTGACCCTCACCTGCCCAAAGTGCGGAGATGACACATTTATTGTCAGCCGCGCCACCAACTTGATGACCTATACGATTGCGTGCCCCTGCTGTGATACAGTGGTCGCCACCATCCCTGAATTCTATATCGAGAGCTTGGATTGTATGGGAGACACAAAGGAGGGAACGTCAGATGATGATGCTGCCGAGAGACCCTGACTTTTATTTCATCTCCTTCCTCTACCTTGGAATCGCGGTGCTCCTATGCGGTTAAAATTTCTTGTAGACGCCGATATGGTCGCCTTTGCCTCTTGCGCTTCAGCCACTCATGAGGCCGAATGGGACAGCGGTATCAGCAGCTACTTTGCCGACTTCGAGGAGGTCAAGGCAAACTTTGTCGAACGCCTCGACAGCATCGTAGAGACAGCCCTAAAGCACCACCAGTACACGGGGGACTATGACATCCTCCTTTGTTTGTCTGACCGCGAGGACAACTTCCGGCGGCGCATCCTGCCCACCTACAAGGCAAACCGCAAAGGACAAAAGCCTCTTTGCTACTGGAAACTTGTCGCATGGATGGAGCAGGAGGGGGAGACCTACACACGTCCCTCCTTGGAGGCAGACGACTGCATCGGCATCCTCTCCTCCATGGAGAAGCACAAAGACCAGTGCATCATCCTCAGTGGGGACAAAGACATGCGTACGCTTGCGGGATGGCACTATGACTTCCTGCGCGACATCTACGAATACATCACCGAGGAGGAGGCAGACAAAAACTTCCTCATGCAGACCCTCACAGGCGACCCCGTGGATGGCTACAGCGGATGCC